GATGGCGCATACGCAAGAGAGCCTGGTCCTCTTGGTCCAGTTTAAGAAAACCTTTCTTGATGTCAATGAGGTTAGCAAGTAGGTTGCCACCTTCTGCTGGAGATGATGAACCTTTAGGTTGTCCATCTCTAATCATCTCTTGTGCTTGCTCTAATACTGTGCCATCTATGACTGATGCAATAACAAAGGGAAGCAACTGACCAAGGGTAGCTGACTCGTAGTAGGCTTCATCATTAGTCTGGTATCCAGACTTAGCAGCCTTCTCTTTGCGAGCATAGCGTTCTGCTACACGTCTCATCTGCCACGCAATGCGTTGCTCGTTGTGTCTGCGTCGCTCTTCGATAGGTTCCATTAGATCAATGATGTGATCTTCTACCCTAGTCATAGCCCACGCCATCAGCTCTTGCTTGATGTCATCCTTCTCAACGTGCTTGTTATACCTACGATGGATAGTGTTAGCAACGCTAGGTACTAGGTCATAGATTATTGGGTGCAGTTCAGTCACAGTCTGGTTCCTGTACCTCAGGCCATACGCCATCTAGTACCATCATTGCAATAGCTGAGTAGTTGAGTAAATCTAAGAAAGAATCACGCAGTGACTCATTGCTAGGCTTAACACCTGAGTCAAGTAAGTTGTTGATGCGTGCTATCTTGTCCCACATACGTACACGCAGACCATTAAGTGGTCCACCTGGTGAGTGAGCAATGTTCTTTGGGCCGTAGTCGTGGTGCTTACGCACCAGTAAGTTACCAGCCTGGTCCATAATGCGCCATACATCAGCAATGAAAGCATCATTTACCTTGTCGGTATAGGGCGCAAGAGTATTGTCTCTGTTTCCAAATTGGTCTCTAAGATTTGAAAGCCCATATGCTGCAAAGTCTGTATCGTTATGATCCATTCGTCTCTACTCACCCTTCTCACCTACTAGCAAAGCACGTGTGGCATCTGCCCCGTGTGCTAGGTAGTAGTCGTTGATGTCCATACCTGGAGGCAATGTTACTATGACTGAGTTCATAAGCTCGTTAGCAACACGCTTAGCAAACTCAGCTCCAGGGTTGGAGCCATCCTCTTTAATATCGTTATCTCCTACAACATAGATACTGTCGTAGCCACCAAAGAGTTTATGAAAGTGTGGCTTCCAAGCAGCAACACCTGGCACACCAACGGCTGGTATACCTAGCACTCCGCTAGTAATGACAGCATCTAGTTCACCTTCACAGACCACAATATATGGTGAGTCAATTGTTATATCGCATACGTTATACAGGTGTGCCTTCTGCCCTGTCGGGCTACCATACTTAGGCTTACCATCATCTATCCTACGAAACTTAAAACCTACGCAGGACCCTGAGGCAGTGATGTATGGGATAGACAGCCAACCCGTATGCATCTCGTGACCATTCATTGGCCCGGTGACAGTACCTAATTGAAACTTAGCTGCAACTAATTCAGATATCCCACGTGCGGCTAGCACGTCTAGCACCTCTGGACTTATTTCCTGTGCGTATCGCTGCGCCGCTTCCAGTAGCAATTTCGACTGCACGTTTGATGCCATCTACGAACTCCAAATTCTCTAGTATGCAGACTATGTTAACTGCATTGCCCCCTTTACCACAGGTCTGACAATAGTAAAGGTTTGTTTCAACGTTCATTGAAGCAGATCTATGTGAGTCATTGTGCATCAAGCACCGGACTCTTATCTCACCGCTACCACCACGAACTTCACCGCCAAAGAAACTAATGATAGGTTCTATGGGGATTGAGTTTGCCTTAACACGCTTGCTCCCGTGTGACCTGGCCCAGTCTTGTGTTGACATACGCATCCTTTATAGTCGCACTTATCGTGCCATTTAATGGCACGCTTGTAGTGGGTTAGTGTGTTCTCTTCTCCACCTTTAAGACAGTTCTGGCAGATCATCTTCAACCTCTTCGATAGTTGAAACTTCAACTACTTCTTCTATTACTGGTGCTGTCCAGGTTTCTGTGCTTGTTATATCACCTTGTGGTGTTGGCATTATTGTTTCTCCTTTAACCATTGATTTAAGTTTTGTATTACCCAAGCATCTTCGATGCTCGCATTGCGACGCTTAACTACAACATAAGACAAAGGCACTTCCCCAAGATTCCTTGCCTTAGCATAGTTAAGCGCCTCAACTTGCGCTTGCCTCCAAAACTCAGGCAGGCTGAGCTTTGCAGTGTTCTTGAGTTCTAGTACGTATGTCTTCCCCGATACCACGCACACTAGATCCCCTTCGTCGTCTTTGCCTGCTAGCCGTAACCGTTCTGCAAACACACCAAGACCACGAAACCATTTCATTACATCAATCTCAAAGGCAGCGCCTTTGGCTTTGTTATACTTTGGGCTGCTCATCTAGCTTTACTTTGTTAACTGCATAGACTTGCACGCCATCTTCTTCTTTAACTTCTACTATCCCAGCCTGTATAAGCAAGGAAGCAAAGGCAGCAAAGTCTTTCTCTAATTTCTGTATGCGGTTCTTCACATACTGCATCTCTGTGTTAGCCAACGTTAATCCTCCCTTGATATCCAGCTATAGCATCTCTTCTTAACATCCAACCAAACTCATCCTGATCTCCGATATGGCAGGCTGCATAGTTTACTAGCAACGTTGCATAATCAGAAGCATCTGCTGTGTGTGGCCCAAATCTATTCTTAACCGCAGCAACAGCAAGTGTTGCTTGGTTTGGATCGTAGCCCAGAGTAAGTATCAGTGCAGGTAACTGACTGACCTTACCGTGGATAGCACGTCTTGCCGGTGGTTTACTAGGTGATCCATACTCTGATTGCTCAGAGACGTGGTGTAGTACCAGTACACAAGCCTCAGTCTTTCGTGCCATATCGTGCAACTCCATCATAATTGCACGCAGTCCTGACCATTCATTATCTGTCTCCGCTGCCACGTTCATTAGATTATCTATGATGATTAGTTCAGGTGCCTCACCGTAGAGTTCTACGTAAGCCCTTATCTCTAGTTCAAGATCATCTATCGAAGGTGAAGAGTCAAAGACCCACTTGATGTGTTCTGTCTTTTGAAACAGGTGGTCATAGTAATGACTATCAGAAGCCAAGTTTGCCTCAACAGTTCCCTGTGAGTGACCTGATGTATGAGCAGCTACTCTCATCATCACGGTAGTAGTATCAGTATCAGCAGAAAAGAAAAGCGTAGGTACTTTAGCCTTGATTGCATAGATCAATGCGAACATTGACTTACCAGCATTAGGTGCTGCTGCAACCATACATACTTGACCACGTCTAAACTTAATCTGCTTAGCTGCTAACCCATCCCATACGTCGGGTAGTGGTGTTGCTTTGGTAAGCACACCGCCCCACGCACGAGATAAATTAAGCACTCTTACCCTCCTGATAAATTCTGATACCACGTTGACGTCTTATCTGTTGACGTTCTCTAAGAGTCAAACCGCCCCAAATACCGTGGGCTTCTTGAGTAATACCCCACTCAGCACATTCCCTTTTGTGAGGGCAGGCAGAACAAATGCTCTTTGCAAAAGCAGCATCTGCTACTGACCCACCATCACCGGATTCGGGAAACCAAAAGTCCCCACCTACTGTTGCACAACTTGGAGCTTCGTAAAATCTAGGCTCCCGCATTAGTTATCGAACCCAGATAGGCTCGCACTTATCTGTTGCACCCTTAGGTGCAGGACACATATAACCCTTCCAAGGTTTACCTGAAGCGTTGACACCTTCACGGTATGACATTGCACCGTGGCGACAGGCGTTGTTACCTGCTGGTGCTGCAACTGGTGTTGCATTGAAAGCATCTGCTATTGATGCAACTGTTGGTGCTGATGTTGAACCTGATAGTTCTAATCCTGTTGCACGTATGTTCATTGCGTTCATAGAAAGGTCTGCAAGACCTGACTCTAATTCTGTAACTGTTGCTGCATATAAATTGATGAGTGTTCCATCATTTAGTTTGTAATTGATCTGAAACTTTGTACCTTCTGTAGCCATTTACTTTCCTCCTAGTTTGATTGATAGTCGCTGGCTTTCAGCTCCCACCTTCTTAGGGACAAACCCTAATAGTTTTTCTACCTCAGTACTGTCAACAGTCTCACGACCTTTAACAGTTGTCCAACTTACTTCTACCCCTGACGTAGTCGTACCCAGCACTCCCTCAAAAGATGCTTTAAGAGAATCCTGTCTTGCTTCTAACTCTTTTATTTGTTGTGATAACTGTAAATACATCAGTGCGTTCTTGTCAATATCTTTGTCAGCAATGATAACTTCACTGACTGACGTATGTTCTTTTTTTAGACCAACGCATCCCATCTGTCCACTTGCATCATAGAACTTGCAGTAGAACTGACAGTAACTTGCATCCTTTTCAGGTGCTGGTACTTCCTTTGCTTCTTTAACAGCCGCTAGCCAACCGAGTGCTTCAAGAGCGATGGCTTCATCATAGTTCTCAGTATGAACTTTGACGTCCCGTTCGTCACCATCTCTAGCGATTGCCACTAGAGATACTCGGTTGACCGCATAGCCGTTCTTAGCTAGGAGATAGCCATACAGCTGTACCTGCCAACGCTGTTGCGTTGATGGAAAGTAAGAAAGATTACGAATCTTACTTGTCTTCCAGTCAATCACATCACCAGTACCAGGTACAAAACAGTCTATGTGTGCTTTCATTCCATTGTATTCAACTTCAGTTTCAATCAGTACGTCTTTGTTATCTGATAATGCTCTTTCAATTTCTGCGTGGATAGCAGTACCCATAATCGCAGCAAGTTTTAATTCATTGTCATTAGTCTCAGGTTGGTTGTTAAGTCTGTACCAAACCTTACGGCGACAGCCACCTACCTCAGATGGTCCTATCTGTACCTGTGTAGATCGTGAACGCTTTGCATCTCCTGCACGTAGTGCAGTTAGCAATAGTTCTTTAGGATCAGTTACTGTCATTGTTAACTTCTTCGGCTAACTTGTAAGCTAATCTACAAGCCATCCAACCCATCTCGTAAAAATAATGAGCAGCATATTCATCTGTCATTGGTGTTGCCGTCATTTCCATAGCTCCTCCTAGAACCGTTCTTGAACCACCAACT